AGAGTGGCGACACTATTGCAAGCACAATAATACATCATCCCAAGGTGGGCAAAAACATTATTGCCTATGCGGACGAGGGCGACAGTGACAGAGGAAAATACGTCATCCAAGCAAGTGCATTCCAAAACTTCACAGACTTTATAGGTTTTACTGACACCACCTACGATGATGGCGACCTTGTGAAAGTTCAAGTCGGCGGGTCGGTCAACGACTTGCAATCAGGTCTCACAGCAGGGCAGACATATTTCGTCCAAACTGACGGCTCCATAGGCACAAGCGCGGCCTCTACTTCCGTAACGGCAGGCACAGCAGTTTCATCCACTGAAATTTTAGTAAAGGGCTAAGATATGAAAACCATCACCGAAAACTCAAGCAAGCTGTCGAAGTATCTTTTTGAAGACAGCAAAGCTGTGGCTATGGGTTCTGACAAGATTACTGTTGGCGATCCATCGTCCCCGGACTTTTACATTGCCGACTTGAATTCCAGCAATGCTACGCTGACTGAAAGCGTGACAGATGCGCCTAGCAACTGGTCAGGCAATCGGTACACCTACGATCCTAGTGCTGATCCAAAATGGGTAGCAAACCCAGATTGGGTTGATCCTAGTGCGTAATATGTGGAAACCATCGTCCTGTATTTGGTGCTCGACACCTACACGTACACTTGGGCGATAGGTAGTAGAACACGGTTAGAACATTATCGCATATGCAGATACAAGGAGCTAAATAGCGAGTCGGATCAGACCTACACTTGGTACTTGCCGTATTTTAGCTCGTACTGTGATCCCTATGTAGTATACGAGGTTCCTAATGATTGACCCTGTAACAGCGGTGGCGGCGGCGACCAAAGCGTATGCAGGGGTCAAAGCTTTTATTGAAGCCGGTAAAAGTATTGAAGACACGTTCCAAGTAGTCGCTAGGTGGCAGGGCCATGCCAGTGATGTTCTTTACGCGAGTCAAAGACACAAAAAGCGCACCAACCCACTAAAGCAAATTGTGTTTTCTTCTTCAGTCGAAGCGGAGGCGGCAGAGCTTTTTGCACACAGAAAGCGGATCGACAATCAGCGCAAGGAGCTTATTCAGCTTCTGCGCTATGCATACGGAAATGAGGGCGTCGAAGAGTATCGGAACTGCATGAAGGAAGTGCAGGAGCAACGTAAACGCGAGGTGTACGCCCAGCAAGAAGCCAAGGACGCACTGATTAAGTCGTTCTGGATTATCGTGCTGGTGGCGATAGGGGGCGGAATCATAGCCTTTATTTTTGAAGCGGTGTCCGGTAAGGGGTAGTATACTGTGATAGCGCACACTCAAAGCGGGCCTAACTAACGCCTATGTTTGGTTTAACCGGATTTTCAGCCACACCGTTTAGCACCCCTTCTGCGTTTGGTCCGGTAGGC